AGAAGATATTTAAGGGATATACTGAAATGGGGAACAGGAGATATGCCCCTGCAACTCTTGAGAATATGATTAAGGAAATGAAAAAGGGTGCTGGCCAGGAGTCAGGGTTCACTGCTTCAATGGGAGCAGTAAGAGCTCAAGTTGCTCCAAAATTCAAATCTCTACCGGAAATAAAAAAGTCCAGGAATAAAATAGTTTCAAAAGAAGATTTCAATAAAGCAAAACATGAATTAGACGATGAAATGGAGGATATCATTTCTGATCTCAGAGATATGACATATAAGCATTATGGAGAAAAGTTTGGGGAACCCCAAACAGGAGGACTGCATCATACTGCATCAGCAACTATAGATCAATTAGTTGAGGATTTATTGGTTAGTACACCAAGAAAATCAGATTATGCAGAGGGTTTAGTTGATTTGATAAAACCTGAGACAATTGAAAAAGCAAGAGCTCTCAGACAAAAAATGAAAGGAATGCCAACTGAATATTTTGAAGCAAAACCCAGAAGAGGAGTTGAACTATCAGAATTTAAAGGAGCAATAATCCCCGGACATATGGACTATTCTAAGAACCTCAAAAAGATTCTCAAAAAGTCTGGAATAAAGAAGGTTCTGGAATATGGATCGGATGAAGAACGGAAACAACTATTCAGGAAATTCCCTGAGTTAATGTTTGGACTATTACCACCTGCTCTAGTAGGCGGTTCACTTTTAGAAGATTAATATGGACGAAATAGATCAAGAACTTAAAGATTCCCAGAGAGCAGAAGAGCTGCTTAATGATCCACTTATCCAGAGAACTTTTGAGATAATGGAGCAGAAATATATTGAAGCTTGGAAGGATTCTGACCTGGAAGATTCTAAGGGAAGAGAAATCCTCTGGCAATTAATATGGGCGATAGGACAGGTTAAGGCCCATTTTACTGTTATACTTGATAAAGGAGAATTTCATAAATCGACAATCAGTCGGAATATGAAACGTAAAAGTTAATCTAAACAGGAGCAACCAGTGGCGGAAGCAACAGGACTCCAACAGGCAGAAAACGTTTTTCAGTCTATGTTGTCCGGTGATCAACCCGAGAAGCAACAACAGTTGGAAGAAGTACCAGAAGAGGCAGAAGTTGAAGCAGAAGAACCTGAGATAGAAGCCGAAGCTGAAGAAGTCGAAACTGAGGAAGAGGAACCAGAAGAAGCAGAACAGGAACCTGATAAATACTATCGAGTCAAACTCGACGGTGTTGACATGGAGGTCACCCTGGATGAAGCACTTGCAGGTTATCAACGTCAGCAGGACTATACTAAAAAAACGCAAGCAATTGCTGAAGATAAAAAGCAACTGCAAGCGGATCAGGAGTCTGCAAAACAGGAACGGTTGCAGTATCAACAGCGTGTGGAAAATTTGCTCCAGCAACAGAATTCCCAACAACCGGTGGAACCCGATTGGGATCAGTTGTACGAAGCAGACCCTCTTGAGTGGATGAAACAGAAGGAAAACTTCCGTTCACAAAAAGAGATGACTCTGGAGTTGCATCAGGAACAATTTAGGATGAGGCAACAACAGGAGCACGAACAGCAGGAACATATGAAAACTCATTTGTCCCAGCAACACCAGGCGCTAATGGATGCAATACCGGAGTGGCAAGATCAGAAGGTTATGCAAGCTGAGAAAGCTCAGATCAGAGATTACGCCGTTAATACTCTCGGGTATTCTTCAGAAGAAGTTTCTCAGGTATATGATGCACGTGCCGTCCAGGCCTTACGACATGGAATGGTTGCAAGCGGGCTAAAGGGTAAAGGTAAGGTAAAACTTAAACCTGCATCTCCAGCAATCAGATCTATTTCACCAGGTTCTGCACCGGAGCAACCCAGAAAACAGACTTCAGCTCATAAAGCCAAAATTCGGTTAGCAAAATCAGGCAAAATGTCTGATGCTGCCGAAGTTTTTAAACAACTGTTGTAAACTATAACATACTAATATAAAAGGACAATATGACGAAAGTAGTACACGCTTTTGACACCTATGATGCTAAAGGGATTCGCGAGGATCTTTCTTCGGTAATTTATAATATTTCGCCCGAAGAAACGCCTTTTGTCTCGATGGCAGGTAAGCGGTCAGTAAGCAATACATTATTCGAGCATCAGACTGAAGCTCTTCCAACGGTAGCCACGACGGCCCAGCTAGAGGGAGATACGATTGCGGCAACAGCTGCAAATAACACTGTTAGGAACAGTAACCAGTGCCAGATTATGTTTAGGTCTGCCGCTGTAACTGGAACCCAAGCAGCTATTAATCGAGCGGGCGTTGCCGATGCCCTCGGACATCAAATGGCGCTGATGAGTCGTGCATTAAAACGTGACGTCGAAAAGCTCATGTTGGGTAACTCTGTTGTTAACAGTGGTGCAGCAGGTACTGCACGCTCAACTGCCGGAATATTAGCTAAATTATCAACTAATATTGATAAGCACTCTGGTGGTACAAACCCAACAGCCGCGCAGGCAGCTACCGGAAGTACGGCCCGGAGTGATGGTACGGAACGGGTCCTGTCTGAGACACTTCTTAAATCAGTCTTGAAACTCTGTTTCGACAATTCGGGAGATGCTCCAAATCAAATAATTTGTAGCTCAGCCGAGAAACAAGTTATTAGTACATTTGGAGGTCGTGCATCAGCTACTCAGGTTGTAGCACTTCCGTCAAAAGCTGACGAAGTACAGGCTAACGTGTCTGTCTATATCGGCGATTTCGGAACATATGCTATTTCTCCTGACCGTTTCATCCGGGGTGATAAGGATGTCCTGGTGATTAATCCCGAGTATGTGAAGATTGCCCAACTTCGGGCTTTCGAGACTAAGGATATCGGGAGAACGGGCGACGCCTCCGGAAAATATATCGTATGGGAGGGCGGTTTGCAGGTGGATAATGAACTAGCCCATGGATTAGTTGCGGATTGTAAACCAGCATAACCTAATTTAACCCTTAAACTACCCCTCTTTCGGGAGGGGTACCAACCCAACCAATTTTTCTGGAGAGAGAAATGGAAAGACTTGCCAAAAGCTACTACAAATATGGGAACAGTAGATGGAGTGACTACTGCTGTTCATACTGAAAATGGTGATGGAACTTTTCATATCACTAAACAACAAGATGTCCAACCAACATTAGATTACACAAAATACCTCAGAGAGCAACCTGTTGACAGGAAGAATGAAGTCAGGCATGTTGCAGAAATACCCCCGGTTTTAGCCGCCGCTTTATCCAAAAGTGGGATACTACATGACAAAAAAAGATTACTCAAATGGTTAGATAAACCTGAAAATTCAGCATTCAAAACATGGGAAGGACATTTATCGTAAATGGCAATTTCAACAAAAGCTGAGTTACATACTGCAGTTGCAAATTGGCTAAATAGATCGGATCTAACTACCCGAATACCCGAATTTATTTCTCTTGCAGAAGCCTCCTTTAATCGAAATCTCAGGACAAGAGATATGATGACCAGGAGTACGGCGTCTATCTCTTCCCAGTATATTAGTCTGCCAACAGACTTTCTGGAAATGTCGAATATTGAGCTCCCTTCAACTTCTCCCCCAAAACGGTTGATCTACATGAGTCCAGATAGATCAGATGATTACAGGGAACAAAAAAATGATAAGGCCGGGAAACCAAGTTACTGGACTATTGAAGGTGATTCGATCCAGCTACTTCCAACACCGGATGCAACATACACCATCCAGCTAAATTATTTCCAAGTCATCCCACCACTTTCAGGGTTGGGAGATTCCGAAAACAACTGGTTATTATTGGACCATCCCGATGTTTATTTATTCGCAACTTTAATGCAAGCCTCACCATATTTGATGGACCCCCAGGCCGGCCAGCAGTGGGATAGTTTATATGCAAGATCAATGCAGGAACTGCAACTGGCAGATGAGAAAAGCATATATGCAGGTGGGACTTTAAATATGAGACCTAAATACATTTACACATGAATGAGACATGGTCAGAAGACCCAATTAGCCCAAGAGTATATGGTACTTTAATTTATGGTAGTGGTATTTTTGGGACTACAGAGTGGGAGGATGGGACAACAACAACTGTAACCTGGTCAGAAGAGACGTTAGGTTCAACAACATGGACGGAGCAATAAAGTGGCAAATACATTTACTGATAATTATGATTTTGTTAAATCGGAAATCGGGGGAGACAACGCTGCCTGGGGTACAAATCTCCATGCAACACTGGTTAAAGCTGATACTGCATTGGCAAAAAAACTTGAGGACCGGTTAGTTTCTGGGATCACATCTACTGCCATTCTT